CGAAGTGTCGCGTTTAACGCCAGTTCCCAGAACCGGCCTTTTCTGGACCCTAACACGAAGGCCCCCGTAAGACAAGGACAAATTTGCAGGTGTCCAAAAGAGCTTTACAATATCTGCAGCCCGCTGGCGCGCTTCGACCTGCCCGGAACCCAGCGGTACGCAGACCAGCATCTGCAACATGCCAATGTTCATAGCGTCTCCGTCGCCAGCAAGTGCGTAGGGAATGCTTCCATTGCGAAAGTGCTTCACTTCCACGTACTCGCCGCGTAGAATTTTCTCTCCGTCGTTCTCAAAGACGAGGGGTAGGTCCGTGTATTCACGAGCCTTTGTGAAGAGCGCGATCTCCACTGCAACTTCTGGATCGCTCATTAGCGGTACCTATTCCGAACGATGTTGATAGCGTTGGGGACGTGCACTGCCGCCCACTTCTGAGATGCAAGCCGAACGAACGCGTACTTGATCTCCATCAGCGGAGCGTAAATTGCACGGAAACCTATGAAGATTCGTGCACCGGGACGAGAGTTGTCCAGTCGCGCGTTATTGCGAGCGGTCGGGTCCGCTTCGACTAGCGCATCGGGATACTCTGTTGACGCAGGCGGAATCGTAGCGAAATCTACCGTTACGGAGTTCCGCAGGTTGCCGTATTTCACGGGCATATTACCGCCAGAGCTAACCGGAACGCGGACATCTTCGATTAGCGCTTTAGACGCTTCGATCGGAATCTCGCGCATGATGTTCTGCACCTTAGCGGCGAAGAGTGTCATGTCTGCTTGGAAATCTGTGCCACCGAGTCGTGCCATTATCAGGCTCGCAGGTACAGTAACCACACGACTGCGGTCCCGTCGCGCGGCACGCGCTCGATTTTTACGCAGGTGTGCGCTTCTCCGTCGATTGTACAAATGTCCTTTACGCGCGGGATGAAATTCGCAACTACTGCGTCCTTGTACCAAACAGGCGACGCAATACAGACAACCTCATCGCCGACCAGCGACTTGTCGTCCATGTATTCTTCGGTAATGCCGAACGAGCACGCGTTAGCGACGTAGACGAGAGGGTTCGTTGGAACAGCAGCNGGATTGAACTCACCCTCGGGAGCAGCAACGACGGTCGTGCTTCGAGTCACGGTCACTTGGCCCGTCATCAATTCGTTGATGACTTCTACCGAGCTCGCGCGAAGATCGTCGTAGATACCCATTAGTGGATTGCTCCACCACCAGAGCGAACCAACCGCGACAGGTGCATATCGGCGCCAGGATAAGGACGCACAATGTTCACAGACGCGGGCACGCTAGTTCCTGCGGTCGTTGCGAATTTCTTCTCGACCGGTCCAGCTTTGATACTTGTGGTCACCATAGCGACACCAGCTTCGTTAAACTTGATGTCGGGCGCCAAGGGTGCAACACTGGCACGGAGAGCGTATTCGAACGTGGCATATTGCAGCTTGATGGGAATCTCATCCGGTTCGACGCCGGTAACGTAGGAACGGGGCCAGTCCAGCGCTTGCGCAATGCTACCACGTTCGCCCAACCATCGCTTGCCAAATCGTTGGTCTGCGTATTCGGTAGCCTTGATTAGATTCTGTTTCTTCGCGTCATCGCTAAGCGCAGCCCACATCGTGTTGCCGCGATTCAGGTGATACTGATCAGCCGCCTCTGTCGAACCGTAGGAAGTGGCATTCGTCTTCCCGCTGCCATCTTCTACTACAAACTCGATCATTGCCAATGCTCCATTGCGATAGGATCGCCAGATTCGGTGACTATAAAGTCAAGGTCATTCTCGCACAGTATAGCAATCACCCTAGTTTCGTCAATTGTAATTTCNCGNTGGTTCAANGCGAGCTTGTAAACCTCCAGATTAAAATTCTCTTGGCGTCCATTCGGCTTNGTAGGACCAACGACNAGTCCGCGTTCGTAATANGCGGTACCGTCTTCGTCCTGGANCTTGAANGCNTAATTATACTTNGTGAGNCCAGCCGCGCGCATTGCGACCTGTCCNTTGTCATAGCCCCTGCGAGCCATTTCAATTTGGACATTGCCTGCGTCGCTAATACCTTTGACCTTCGTAACTACGTCGCCGTCGAGATAGTCGTAGAGAAGGATGTTATCGCGCGTGCCCGTTTCACCGATCGCGCCAACGCTCTTGACTTGTTGCCAGAACAGCGTTTCATATTCATCGTCGGTGATATCAATGTCTTTCTTGAGTGGAATTTGACCATCAAATTCTGTCACTGCGATAAAGAACTTGCGTCCTTTAAGGGTGCTAGCCATCTGTCAAATTCCACGCATTCGACTCTACGCCCAAACCACGGGCGGATCGGCGAGATCGCGACGCACGCCGGACGCCTCGATCGCGGCCAGGGTCGCCTCGTAACCTGGCCAGTCCATGTTGAACCGGAGCATCGACCAATAGCCCGGTTCAGGAACGCCCGGCGTAATGATGTTGCCAGATCCGTCAACCACAGGCGGCGTGATCCACGGCGGCTGCATCGGCGCGTGCATGGCATAGTTCCCGTTCCCGGTCGGGATTTCGCCCGTCTCCGGGAAGTCGACGCCGAGCGCAGTTGCTGCCGCGCGGGCGGTTGCTTCGTCAGCGTGTTGGCAATAGATCGCTTCTGACCACATGACGGGCTCCTTATGCCGCGAGCAACGGCAGCTCGGCGTCGCTCGCCGTGCGCCGCGTCTCAATGGTGCGAATAGTGCTGTTCCAGTGGCCGCCGGAAACGCCGCTCCCGATCCTCGCCGTGGTAAGCCCGAGCGGGTTTGCGCCCGACGGATCGGTGACGACAGCGCCGCCGTTCAACGAGACGGCAAAGTTGTTGTCGGCCCAGCGCACGGCGACAGTAAAGTCCGTGTCGTTGGCGATCACACCGAGATTGAAGAAGCACGTTGTTCCGCCATCAACAACCGCACTCACGCACAAGTAGTTGCCCGCCTCATAGTAAACTCGACGCGCATTGTTGATCGTGCCGTCATCAACCTGAAGGATGATGTTCGCGGCCCCGCCGCTGATTTTACGCGGCGTCCGGCCTCTGATGATCCAGCACTGATCGGAGATCGCATTGGCGTTGGTGACGAGTGCAACGTCGGCGGAGCGGGTAGCTGTTGAAGCAACAGTTTGGATGTAGCTGGAGCGCACGGCGTCGGCGACGATGCAGGCCCCCCAGACATACAATTTAGATACGCCATCGCCAGCGTGGGAAAGCACGCCATCGCCAGTTGATAGGCCAACGGCGAAATTGGCTGCTCCCGCCGATGTCGTGGTGGCGATAGCCACGCAACGGTAGAAGCCGTTCGCCTCCAGCGTCATGGAAGCGGTCACACCTGCGGATGTAGTTCCGACAGTTCCCGTCGCCAAATTGAAGAAGGTAAATCCAGCGCCGCCAAACCGGCCGGGGTCAGTGTAAATATAAAGCCACGTCCGCGTGTCTTGCTTGGCGTAGACCGAGTGAACGTATGTAGTCGCGTTCAGATAAGTGGCCGAACGGGCGCTATTATGACCCGCCGTCGCGCCGTTTTCGACAAACGCATCCGCCGTCGTCGCGCCATCAGGTGCGGCAACCGCGTTTGCTGTGACTGTAATGTTGGTTTTGCCCCACGCAGCGTTGCTGAAGTCCTCCGAGTAGGTGAGGATATTTGTTCCCGCACTCTCGACCAACAGACCGCGCGGCGTCAGCGTAACAGGGTCGTATTGGAACCGCGCCACGTCGGTCGCTTCGGGCACAAGCACGCCGGCGCTGTTGTAGCGATACCCAGTCGAGGCGCGGGTGAAGGACACCGTGGGCAGCAGCGAGCCGGTCGTAAAATCCCACGCGGTCGTGAGATAGGGCAGCGACGCCCGGATCATCTCGGCCGGCTTCATCTTCTTCGACGTTAGAGCGCTCATGTCCGACACGAGAAGCCAGTCCGCGCTCGGATCGAGATCGCCAGCGGCAAGTTCGGTGAGCTCGGAAACCTTCTGCTCGGTCATCTTCTACTCCATCATCACTCGATCGCCTGCTTCGGTGACGATCTGGTCCAGGTTGTTCTCGGCGATTACAGACGCCTTCTTATACTTACCAATCGCCAGCGGTCGCATCCAATCGTCCAAAACGTAAAGCGTAAGGATACCGGACACCGAACTGACAGCGCTTACAGATTTATCCGCTTCAATCCAATCGAGACGGTGTATGTTGCCTGCAACGAGCGCGGGCAAC